ATATCATCCGGGAGCGCCCGTGCATCCTTCTTGCGGTTCCTCTTGTCCGTGTTCTGGTTCTGCCCAGTCTGGGAGAGTCACCGGCGGTTCTCGGCGCGGTTATCGAGCGTCTCGCGGTCAATGTGGTCAACCGTGCGGTAGCCCTCTGGGTTCGGGTGCTGGGCGAGACATACGATGAGACGGTGGAGGAGCACCTGGTGAAAAACATCCATACCGGCCGGTAAGAGTTTCACGGTTTTTGAATTTAGCGTGGTCGCAAAATAGTTTCCGTCATCTGTATTCAGACGGTACCAAACGAATTTTTTGAGGTCCCCAACATACTTTGTATCGACTATTGTACGAAGATTGTACTTTTCGGCATCTATACAAAGAGTGCTATACGCAGTCCCGGAAATTACAGTGTAAATATTTTGAACATTGCGGCCAACAACAGTGGTAGACATTGTACCCCTGTATACAACCTCTTCTTTAAGCCTATGGATGGAATCTCTACTTTTAGTTGCTGAAAGCAAGCCCGCCCATGCCCGACTGAATCCGGAGCACATTGTAGTTAACGGCGAACATCCACTGGCTCGTGTTTGTCGGGCACGTCTTGAGCACCACCTGGACCTGCGCGTTGTCGATACGGGAAAAGTTGCACGTGCCTGTGGGCTGGTGCTCCTCCGGCTTGAGGGCGAAGGAGTAGCTGTAGATACCGGGGTACGGCGTCCCGCTGTGGTGCATGAAGGGCTCAACCTGGTTAAAGTACTTGCCGGACTGCTCCTTGAACCGATCCTGACCGTTGAGGATGAGCTTGAAGGTGTTCACGGGGCCGACGGATGCTGTTGCGCTCGGCTCACCCTCCTCGACCCACTGGCACAGGGATGCCTGCTTGGCGGCGATGTTGTTGTTGCCAAGCAGCACCATGGGGACACCCGTCGCCTGTGTGGTGGAGGCGACGTAGAATGTGTTCGCACCGGCGTAATTCTTGAAATTGGAATCGAGCACGACGGCGTTGGACGTGGCGGCGTTGGACGTAAAGTTCCACATGGCGGCGTTGGCCGTCTGAGCCTTGCTGTAGCACCACACGAGCTCCTTGACGGGGTGGTTGTACGAGAGGCGGACCTGGGTCGTCGCGCCGGAGCTGACGGAATCAGCGCCCGTGTGCTGGACCTGGTCGATGAGGTACTCGTGGCCCTTCTGGGCGAACCGGCGGCGCTCCTCCGTGTCGAGGTACACGTAGTTACCCCACACGTTGAAGACGGTGGTGTCGAGGTACGCGGAAAAGTAGCTGGACAGGTCAAAGTCAAGGCGGACCTCGTGGTACTGGAGAGCAATAAGGGGAAGGTACAGGCCCGGGTTGCGGTTGAAGAAGAAGAGGAGCGGGAGGTACACCTGGCGCGTGTCATTGGCACCAGTGGCAGCGGCCGTCGTGAGCTTGGCGTAGTTGGCCTTCTTGTCGCTGTCAAGGTACAGCTCAGAGTACAGGCGCCACCAGAGCTGATAGTGCTTGTCGATGCGCTGACCACCGATGGAGAGCTCAATGTCCTTGATGGCGCGCTCGGCAACCCAGCAGCTGTCGACGACGGAGAGATCGCCCGCGCGCGTGGCAATGCCAGACTTGGCCTTGAGCTCGAGGAACATGTCGCCGATAAGGTCGCCGTTGCGGGCAATCGTGACGGACACGCGGCCGTCATTGCCAGCCGTGCCGTTCACCGTCTGCTGGATCATCTCGAGGGCAAAGTTCGTGTGGCGCTTGTAGACAGCCTGGAAAAAGGTAACCTTGGGGTTCCCGGTAAGGTAGACATCCTGAGCGCCATAGGCAACGAGCTGCATGAGTCCTCCAGCCATTTGTGTTTGTACTGTACCCCAACATTTTTTTTCAGCCCGGCTGGCGGCGCGGCGCGCGTCAAACCCAGCCCCGTATTTTCCTGGGTAACACCAAATGGCTGACGACAAGGAACCAGAGGATGAGTTTGAGGAGGGTGGCGAAGAAGACGAGATGGACTTTGGGGACGGCGACCTGGGGGAGCTCCTGACGTCCCTCCTGACGACGGAGGATGGCGACAACGTTGCCACGGCCCTGGTGAATCTCAACGCAACCCTGGCCAAGCACCTGGAGACCCAAAACAAGATCCTTGTGAAAATCCTATCCAAGCTTCCAAGTGCTTAAAAAAAAGAGCCGCTACTAGTACAAGATGGAGGTCCACTATATCAATCCCGACGCTGATAAGATGGCTGCCCGCATGGAGCAAGTCAAATCTCAGATCCAAAATGCTGACCAAGACGAGATCATCGCCCTGATTGAGCATTTCGAATCTGAATGGAAACTGGGGCACAAGGGGGACACACACTTGCCGTTCAAGGTGGGGTTTGAAAAGTTTATGCGTCCTGATGAACTCGATGCGAATGGGGTCCCGATCTCCATTGACGTTGAACGCATCTCGGGCCAGTACAAACGCCAGATTGAAACCTTTTCGCAGATTTACCACCGCTCGGTTGCCCTGGGTGCCCTGGAGCTGTCCACCGAGGATATTCACCGGAACGAGTTCACCATCGGGGCCCGTGTCAACCGCTTGATTCACTTTGCGTACGACTCGGTCCGAATCGTCATGTCGTATGCACGGATGTACGAGACTGTGAACAATCCGACTTGCGTCCCTCTGAACCCCGACTGCGACCCCGTATTGTTCAGGGCGTCCACCATAACCGTGGATGATCTGAGCCCGTACCAAAAGCTCATCCTCGTCGCGCTCAATGAAACGTACAACAACAACTTTCGCAGGTACAAGGGCCAGTGCTACAAGGAGATTGAGGTGAACAAGTTTCGGACCAAGGCTTGGAAGCCGATGATGGGCATCCCCGAGTTTGTGTACAGCATCGCCCAAAAGGAGAAGGACTTTGAGGTTTGGAAGAATCTGACGACGCGTGGGAACACGGCCCGGGACACCATCAAGCACCTGACGGATTGCACGGATTCCCAGTTTCCCGAGATTCACAAGAATCGCAACGTGTGGTCGTTCAACAACGGCCTCTTTGTGGGCAAGGAGTGGAGCACCAAGCTCGGTCGGTACATTTCCAGGTTTTACCCGTACGAGAGCCCCGACTTTGGGTGCTTGGACCCCACGATTGTGAGCGCCAAGTTTTTCGACAAGCACTTTCAGAGCTTTGACCACGTGGAAAACTGGTGGGACATTCCGACGCCCCACTTTCAGTCCATCATGCAGTACCAGCAGTTTGAGCCCGAGGTGGCGCGCTGGATGTACGTCATGGGGGGCAAGATGTGTTTTGATGTCGGCGACATTGACTCGTGGCAGGTGATTCCGTTCCTCAAGGGTATCGCCGGTTCGGGCAAGTCGACGATTATAACCAAGATTTTCAAAAAGTTTTACGATTCCGAGGATGTCCGGACGCTCTCGAACAATATTGAACGCAAGTTTGGGCTCTCGAGCCTCTACGACGGGTTCATGTTCATTGCACCGGAAGTCAAGGGGGACCTGTGTCTCGAGCAGGCGGAGTTTCAGTCGCTCGTGTCGGGCGAGGATGTGTCCATTGCCCAAAAGTACGAAAAGGCGAAATCGGTCGAGTGGAAGACACCTGGGATCCTGGGCGGGAACGAAGTTCCAAACTGGAAGGACAACTCGGGGAGTATCCTTCGGCGTCTCCTCACGTTTGACTTTGGCAAGCAGGTCAAGGATACGGATCCGCACCTGGATGTTAAACTAGACAATGAGTTGCCCGCGATCCTTCTCAAGTGTGTCCGGGCGTACCTCGACTATGCCCAAAAGTACTCGGACCAGAACATCTGGAACATTGTCCCCAAGTACTTCAAGGAGATTCAGAACCAGGTGGCAACGGTGACGAACAGCCTCCAGAACTTTTTGGCCGCGACGAGCAAGGTCAAGTACGGTCCGAATCTGTGGTGTCCCCAGAAGGTGTTTACCACGGCGCTCGGGGTGCACTGTGGCGACGAAAACATGCCAAAGCCACGGGGGTTCAGTCGGGACTTTTACGGTGGTCCGTTCAGTTCGAGGGACATAACCGTGGTGACCGACACGCGCATGTACAATGGTACACCGTACCTGAATCACCCCTTCATCATAGGTCTCGATATCATCACTGAGGGTCGGGAGATTTCGGCTGGAGCAGACTAAAAGATCAACTAGGGGGGCCTTCAGGCCCCCACTTGTTGGGATCCCCTAAAGGCCCTCGGCTCTCCTACAAGAGGGGCCCTGCGGGCCCAAACTCTTGGACTCACTCAGCAATCGAACTCAAAAAAAGATCAATCTCCCCTGCAGGTTCGGGGCACTTTTTCAGAATGCGCTTGGTCACCATGGATTGAACATTGACAATGTGTTCCTCAAACTGCTTGAGGTCCACCCCC